CTGGGTAAGCCTGGGGGCAGGGGGTGGTGCCCCTTGGCTTGGGTTGGGGGTAATCTGATCTGCCTCCCCTCGTACCTCTAGATTCCAGCCGAAGGCTGGGGCACTGACCCGAAGGGTCAGATCCACCTCTAGATAGACTGGTAGACGTACCGGGATATACCCTAGGAACAGATCTATATGCCCGTTGAGGGTGGCCTGTGGATAACCTGTGGATAACTCCGGGATGGTAGCCCAGGAGATAGCCCAGGGGGCTGGGAGCAGGCCCGCCAAGGGGCCTGCGACCCAAGGGATAGACTAGGGGTAGACCACCGGGCATAGCTCGTAGAGCTGAATCCGGTGGGTAGTCTGGGGATAGCCCGGAGGGCGGGGAACCGGATAGCACCGCAGGTGGCTAGGTAGGGGATGCACGTAGCAGCCGTAGGGCTGCGGAGTGCGGGTATGAACTGGGTAGGCTCTAGGGTAATCTGGGGTCGCCAAGCCTTTGGGGGCTTGGCTCCCAGCTGTCATGGGTAGCCCTTGGGCTATCATGGGCCGGTCACATGGTTATCGCTCGGAGAGCGGATTCCATGTGGTATCCCTATGGTCTCCGACGGATGGCATGTAATAGTGTGTAAATGGTCTTGACTTCCGGTGGGGGGAAGTCGATAATAACAACATGGGCACAGGGGATAGGCCCCTGGCCAAACTGGAGAATGATCATGAACGAACTGTTTAACGCCCTGGTAGTCATCTGCTCCCTGCATGGCCAGATGGTGGGGGTATCCCAGTACTACAACCCGCCACACCTGGAGAGGAATGCCCTTGGGGTGGAAGTGAGGAAGGCCACTGCAATCTACCGCAATGGTGCGGTGTGCGTCATGGAGGATGCTACGGACTTCAAGACGGTTGCCTATGTGCCGGTTGACGGGGACTACATGTATGCCAAGGTGCAGAGGGAGATGCCCCTGAAACGTGAAGACCTGCTGCCCGTGACCACGCGGAAGCAAGCTAGCCGCTGATCAGCCTGACAGGCGGTCATTGACTAGCCCGGTAGAACCTGTAGAATGTAGTCCATGGCAGCAAGACAGCTGCCCACCTGAACCCAAGGAAGCAATCATGGAAAAGACCTACCAAACCACCCAAGTCGTTAAGCTGCACGATCAGGCCCTGACCTATGTGCATAGTACCGGGGACTGGATTGTCACGGGGTACGTAGCAAGCGTCCTGAAGGCGTACCCGGCTGACCGCCGCCGCCATGTCCGGGTGCTGAAGGAAGAGGCCTTCCGTGGCCCCTATGATGCCATGGTGGCCCTGATGGCCCGTGTGTATCCCCAGCAATCTGCCCGGGCTCACCATCGGCTGGCCCTGAAGGCTCTGGAGCTGTCCCTGCCGTCCACCCCGAAGAAAGCCTGACCGCTCATCAGACCGATGAACGGTAGTTGACAGGCCCGGTAGAAAGAGTAGAATGTACATCATCGGAGGACAAGGAAGCCCTCCAGCAACCCAAGAGAGAACGATCATGAAAGAGTTTATGGACACCCTGGAGCAAGCCCAAGTCTCCGCCTACGAACTGTCCAAGGGCTATGCCGATGTGACGGAGGGGAACACCCTGTACGGTCTGGGCTGGACCATCAGTCTTGACGAAGGCCACAACAGCACCGCCACGGCCACCTACGAAACCGAAGATGGTGAGCTGATCACCTTCCGGGTTGACCTGGAGCCGACCCGGGACAATCAAGAGACCGTCACAGAGCTGCTCCGGGACGCCATGTATGACCTGGGTTGCTGGGGTTGGGAAAACTGGACCCAGATGACCGACTGCTGATTGGCTGCCCTAGGGGCTTCCTGAGAGGCCCCTACAACAGACAATCCGTCTGATACCTAGGAAGACCATCATGAACAAGCAAATCCAAGCCCAGCAAACCCTGAAAGCCGCTCTGGTTGAATCCCAACGTCTGATCCGCCAGATGGCCCTGAACACCCAAGGGGGCCATGTCCAGATCACTACCCGGGAGACCCGGGGTGATGTGGCCTTCGAGAAGGTGACCTGGAAGTCCAACGACATCCGGGTGTCCCTGAGCCTGTCCCGCTGGGCTGGTGCTTCCTGGTGGAAGATTGAGGCCTACGATGCTCGTGACCCTGAAGGCTCTGGGGCCGCTGTGGAGCTGGCCAATGGCTCTGACCGGGACGACTGGGAAGTAGCCCGAGAGTACCTGCAAGACGCCTATGACCGCCTGTCAGCCTGACAAACGGTAGTTGACACCCCCAGCAAACCCTGTATAATGTCAAACATCGGGAGGCCAGATGGGCCTCCCAGCAATCAAAGGAAACTGATCATGAACAAGCAAGAAACCGCCCTCGTCAAACAAGCCATGAAAGCCATGGAAGCCGAAATCTCCGGTAGCTACGGTCTGGGTTACCCGACCGCCCGGAAAGCTAACAAGGGCCTTCTGGATGCCCTGTCGCAGACGGGGGCTACCTGGGCACTGATTACCTTCCTGCCCGGCAAAAATGTACACCCGGTAATGGGCTTCGGGGATGCCCTGCAGACCGAAGGTCCCCTGTCCATGAGCGAAGAATGGCAGCAAGGTCTGTGGGCCATGTGCCACAAGGCCAGCAAGAGTAAGGGCATCGTGATGGCCCGGATTGATTCCGGTGCCCGGGATCGGGTGGTCAAGCTGGCTAGCCTGTACAAGCGGTGCCAGATGATCCTTGCCGGTGGGGCTGAACTGGGCCTAATCGAGGGGGATCACATCCAGGGGTACCTGAAGGCTGAATGGCCGACCAGCGCGTGACAGTGACTGCCCTAGGGCCTGCCCGGCGGGCCCTACAACAGGCACTGTCGCCTGGCCTCAAAAGGAAAACGATCATGACTCCGATGCAGACCGCCTTCACCTCCCTGAAAGACTACCTGGCCGCTCAGCTGGCCAAGCAGTCGGGGGACTTCAGAATTGTCCGGGCAGAACCGTACCGAACTACCCGGCAGCACTGGGCTAGCCCTTATCAGGTCTTCGTAGCTCGCTTCCTGGTTGCTGGGCCCAAGGGCTACCTGTGGGTGGAAGCACTGTACCCGGTCCGGCTGGCTGAGGCTGCGAATGAACACGGAGAGATGCCCCTGCGGGCCACTGTACAGGGTTATCAGGGTTCCCTGAAGCTGGCTTCTGACCCGGTGTACTGCACCCCAGGGGATTATCCAGCGGTCTGGCACGGTCTGGCTGGCCTTCTGTCCCGGGTGAGCAATTGAGCAGGGGAATGAGCATGATCAGCAAGATTCGTGCAAGCAAGGAAGCCCCCGGGATCGCCGGGGATGGTACCCTGGTTTACCTGCGGGGTATCTCTTGCAAGGCCAAGGACGCCCAGACGGCCCGTGAAGTCCTCAAGGCCAGCGCTCAACAAGGACACCCCCGGGGAATGCAGATAGCCCGGATGTTCATCCGCTAAGACCCACGGGCCCTTCGGGGCCCCCAACCTACCCCAAGGAAACCATCATGTACACCCTGATCACTGTCTCTGTAGTAGCCCTGGTCCTGATTGCCCTGATTGCCCTAAATGAACACCACCGGATTGCCAAACGTGAACTGGCCCTCCGGGTAGCCCAGCGGCAGAGGGCCCGGAGGGCCGAGAAAGCCCGGGCAATGGCCCCTTGGTCGCAGGCCCTTGACTGGGACGGTAACCCCCTGTAAGCCCGGGAGGCTATATGATTCATGCCACTACCACTCCCTTCGATGTCCTCCAGTGGGTCTTCGCCGTAGCCTTGGTCATAGTCTGGTTTATGGCTATGTCCGACCGGAATGACTGACAAGCCCGGAATCCCCCACAAAAGCCCTAGAAGCCCTCTAGGGCTTTTCTTTTTGGCGGGTAGGGTTCTGACCTTACCCCCTCCCTCCGAAGCCCTGTAGGCCCTGTAAAAGGCCTGCGGGGCTTTTGTCGCTTCTAGGTCCCGGGTATGTCAGCCTGGGAGCACCTTGGCGGAAACCCGGGAATGCCCCTGGGGGCCTCTAGAAGGCCCGTAGAGGCGTTTTTCGGGCTGGCTAGTGTCCTTACCTTACCTGGGCCCTCCAAGAGCCCTAGAGCCTCTAAAGCCTTCTGGCCGTTTATCGGCCCCAGTAAACCAACTGTTGGGAGCCCATTGACTGGAAGCCCAGCGTGTGCTAGGGGCCGCTTATCGGGTCCTACCGACCGTCTGTCGGGGGGATGTTGACCGCTTCCGAACGCTACGCTACCCTCACGCGCCCCTGACGCGAGCCAGGCGCCGGGGGATACTAGGTCAGCTCGAGCCACCCCGGGTGGCCCCCGAGGTACTATGCCGAGGATGCCGGGCACCCCCAGGCCGGTATACTAGGTCAGCACCAGCCGCCGGGGTCCCTCGGTGCCAAAAGGGTTCCCTGGGAAATTCCCCGGGGCCGGCGGGGGATCGAGGCAGGGGATCAAATCCTGGGGGTTGACATAGCTGGCACACTGGTCCAGAATTCCTCCTGTCGCAACCAAGAACCCGAAGGGGGATCAAATGAAAGCACTGAACAAACCCGCCGAACTGTATATGCCTGACCTGACCAAGGCCGCCATCTGGTGGCTCCACTACACGTATGGGGAGGGTATGAAGTACAGGGCCCTGCTTGCCAAGACCCACCCGGAGATGCACAATGTCCTCTGTCAGGCATACCTGGATGAAACCCTGACCCCCGAGGACCTCCAAGATGTCCTGGATCAGGTAGCCGAGGTGATCAACCTCGAAGTCATCAAAGAGTAGCCCTTGACAACCCAAGTAGTCCCAGTACAGTCCCTTTACTCCCTCAAACCTCTCGGAGAAAACCATGAGCAAGATCATCACCACCCTGTACACGGCCGAAGAAGGCGCCACTAAGTACCGTGTTGTCATTGACGCCCACGGTGAACTGTACTCCCTGGAGGCCGGCAGTATGGCTGCCCTGGCCCAGCTGATCCGGGACAATATCTTCCGGTACGGCCAGACTACCCTGATGCTTCGGGTCCCTGGTCCCCAAGGCTTCATCCTGTACCCGGTGGAAGGCATGGAGCATCAGGCCAAGACCAACCAGCGCAAGTGGGCCAAGGATGACCTCTACAAGATCGCTGTGATGGCTCTGGGGGCTTCCCCGGCCGGTTCCACCTGGAAAGACCTGGAGATCTGATCATGTTGCAACTGCACCAATACCCCGAAGGCCTGGTCAAGCTGGTAGACACCACGTCGGGCCACGAGAGTCCCAAGTTCCGGCCCAAGCACAACCCGCCACAGACCGTGGCCCTATTCCACTCCCTGACAGCCCGGGGAGTCAAGTTCCATCAGGCCCTGCAAGAGCTGGGCTTCAAACCTCAAGGAGAATGACCATGTGGATTCTGCAAGCACGCGTCTGGGAAACAACCTTTGAGATTACCCGGGGTACCCGGGATACCTGCGAGAGGGAAGCCCACAAGCGGTACAATGTCTGCCCGAAGCCGGGTACTGGCTGGAACAGTCTGATGGGCCTCCCGGGTATCCCCCGGCTGGAGATCCGGCTGATCAAGGCCGAGGAAGAGAAAGCCCCTGAATTCATCCCCAGCGAAGAATGCTAAGCTACCGGACAGTCTACGGACTGCCCGTGGATTGAAACATCCCTAGTGAGGAGTGCTGATGAACACCTTCGATACTTTGGTGGTTCTGTGCCAGCTGCTGGCCCTTGAACCCTCCGCCCACGTCACCTTTCGTGAGAGCGACTGGTACTTCAACCTCCAGGTTGTAACCCCGGGGGCTACCTGCAAGGTCCAGACCTCCTTCTGGTCCGGGGGTCAAGCGGAGTACCGCACTGGGGACACCCAGCTGGAAGCCACCACCAAGTACCCCAAGCGCTGGTCCAGGTACCGCCGTGAAGGTTAACTGCCCTACCTGCGGAGGCCAGAAGAGTGCCTCTGCGGGGCCCTACAAGGGCCTCTGGGTGGTCCACTGCCATCGGTGTGGTGAGACCTCCAGCAAGCCCTTGGAAGTGCCCCTGAGGCCCGTAGAGGCCCCACAGGGCGCCCCTAGGGAGATCAAGCAGTACCATGAGCCCAGCGAGACCGACCTGGCCTGGCTGGGCCGGTACGGGGTCTCCTGGAGGGATGCCCAGAAGTACGGCCTGTTCGCTGGGGATACCCGCCTGTGGTTCCCCGGGGGAGGCTACCTGATTGGCCGAGATACCACCGGCCTGAACAAGCCCAAGTGGCTTACTCTCCGGAAGGAGGACATAGGGGCTATCCCGGTCCTGGACTGGGGGTTCAGGCCCGTAGTACCTCTCGGGGATTCCGGGATCACAGTAGTAACAGAGGACAGCATGGCAAGCCTGAAGGCTGCCCTGGCTGGCTTCCACGGGTTCCCCTTGCTGGGGACAGCGGTAAACCAGATCAACCCGTTGGCCTTCTCGGGCCGCAAAATCCTGCACCTGCTCGACCCTGATCAAGCAGGGTACAGGTCAGGACAGAAGCTGCAATGGCTTCTGCGGGGACTGCCTTACCGGTCCTACAGCATCAAGGAGCCCAAGGAGTACAGCCTGGACCAGATCAGGGCCTTGGCTGCCTCTGCCTTCCCCAACCCACGGGCTGGTGGTTGACCACCTACGAGTAAGGGCCTATAATGCATACCCAAGATGACTGACAAAGATCTACTCCGGGAGTCTGGAGCACACAACCGCCGCATCCTGAAGCTGTACGGGCAACATCTCATCACCCGTACTGAGGCCATCATCTCCCTGAAGCTCATCTCGGGCTTGGGGACGGCCCAGGCCAAAGCCTACCAGCTCCGGGACCCGGGAATTCTCATCAAACTTGAAGCTGGAGTCGAATATGGTTCATACCTTTCGCCGTCTGATCTCCTCGCTGCTGTCGCGAAGCAAACAGGAGCACACTTTCCCCGTTGAGGGCTATGTCTTCCAGGGAGGCTCCCTGAGGCTGCAGAAGGGGTCTCTCTTCGAGCTGGCCGGGGAAGTCTACCGGAAGGGCTACCGGACGGTAGGGAACATCGAGGGCCGTCTCCTGTTGGCCTTCTATGCCCCCAATGGCTGGCACATCGTCTACCAAGACAGCTACTCCCTAAGCTATGCAGGGAAACCCTTTGACATGCAGGCCCTCCTGAAGGTCCTGAAACTACGTCAGGAGCAAGACAAATGAAGACCCCTCTGTACACCCTGGAAGCCCGTGTAAACGGCCGCTGGAAGCTCCTGGCAGGGATCCCGGAGTTCCCCCAGATGGACACCTGGGATAACCTGGTAGCTCTCTGGCAGGATCTGAGGTACAATTCCAGGCTGACCTGGGATATCTCAGAGGACGGTAGGGTACTCACGGCGGATGCCTGGGTCTCTCACCAGTGGTCTTGGACGTGGTCCCCCCTCGACTGGCGGGTACGCCGGGATGGTGTTGACATCCCCACGGCCACACTGTACGATGCGTATCAGTGGCTGACAGTTGACAGCCGATTCTCCCCAACAGACATCGACACTGGGTACGATTATGAGTGAAACCATCTACGCCCTTACCTACACGAATGCAGAGGGCCACAACGTAGTTCTGAAGTCCTGCCCCTCCCTGGCGGCCCTGACAGTCTCCCCGTACTTCTACCTGGAGGGCTTCCAGGGTGACCTGGTGGTCCTTCACTCTGAAGGGGTGGAGTTTGTAGACCTGGTAGACGTACAAGTCTGGGTGTACCAAGGGGGCCAGGCCATCTCCTGCCTCTTCCTGGACGTCGATGGCCTGTGGATCCCCGTCGAGGAGTACCACGTGACCCCGGTGCACTACCGGTACCACCTGATGACCATCAGAGAGACCACCGCGGGGGAAGCCCCACTTTGCCTGGAGCTGTACCGGTGCTATCGGCACCTGGATGAGGCCTGGGAGGACTTCAAGCATCTGACCATGGAGGGTCAGGTACCCGTACTGCTGGACCGCATCTCCGGGGAGCCCGTGGGAGTATGACAGATCAGACATCCCCCATCGAGGCAGGGGTCCTAGCTGGTCTGATCAAGTACAAGCAGGGGGATAAGTACCGCAAGGACTTCCCCCAAGGCTTCTCCCAGGCCTTCAAGGATTGTCTCGCTACCTACATGCAGGCTCCAGATGCAATCCCGGATGCCCGCACCCTCTCAAACTATCTCCACCTCCCCGAAATCAAGGGCCGCTACCAGAAGAAGTCTGCAGACTCCAGATGGGAAGCGGCCCTTTTGCTGTCTGAAGCGGCCGCAGTAGCCTCTCCTGCCTCAGAGGCGGCCATCCGGGAAGAGTACTTGGCCAGTCGGCTGAACACCCTCCTGCAGACCTACCTGGAGGGCGACCTGGGGTCCCTGGAGCAATCCCTGGAGGGTCTCCTGACCTCCCTGCCCCAGGCCGAGGAAGAGGACCCCGAGGACGCCACGGACACCCTGGAGTGCATGCTGGCCTTGCAGGATGAGGATGCCCGGGGAACCCCCTGGGGCCTCTCGGACCTGAACCAGAAGCTCCGGGCCATCGTCCCCGGGGAACTGACGATCCTTGGGGGCTATGGGGGCCATGGGAAGTCCTCCCTGGCCGGTTACCTGGTCCTCAAGGGGCTGAAGCCGGACATGGGCCGGAAGGTCCTCTGGCTGAACAACGAGGGGCCTACCCCCAAGATCAGGCTCCGGGTCTACAGCATCCTCCTGGGGAAGTCCTACGAGGAGCTGAAGGCCGACCCCAAGGCAGCCCAGGAGGCCTATGAGAAGGTCCTGGGGACTAACCAGGTCATCTGTCAGGGCATCCATGACATGAGCTGGCGGGAGGTAGAGGCAATCATCGAGCAGCACAAGCCCGACCTGTGCATCATCGACATGATTGATAACGTCATCGCCCCCCCGATGGCCCGGCAAGACCAGGAGCTGACCTGGTTGTATGCCCGGGCAAGGCAGCTGGGGGTCAGGCTGGGCTGTGCCATGCTGGTAACCTCCCAGATCAATGCCCGGCAGCCTGGGAACCAGTACACTATGAAGCCTACCCGATTCGATCTCCTGGGGTCCAAGGCTGGTAAGGCCGGGGCATGTGACAACATCATCCTCATGGGTTACAATGAGGAGTACCCCAACCTCAGGTACATCAACATTGATAAGACCAAGAGCCAGCGCTCGGGGGCTAACCTGAGTGCTCCCCTGGTCTACTCATTTGACATCGCAAGGAGTCAGTATGTCACAATCTGAATCGAGTCTCCCCTGGGTCCTCTTCGTTCCCTACAAGACCGGCCCGGCCATCAAGGAACGGGAGGGCCTGAAGGCCCCCCGGCGGGATGTAATAGCCCGTCTGCCCAACGGCACGGATGCTTCCTACAGCTACTATGACTTTGCCCTGGAGGGCTACCTGGAGGCCACTCATGACTAAGGTGATTCGCGCATGGGACATCGAGACCACGGTGGCCCCGGGGAACGGCCGAAAGGCCAGCCCCTTCAACCCGGATAACTGGGTCGTGGCCATGGCCTGGGCGGACTATGACCCCGAGGGCTTCACGGCTGGGGGCCAGAAGGTCAAAATGACCCCGGTAGCCCACCGGTACTGGGCCTTCAAGGACCGGAAGGCCTACGATGAGAAGGTACAGGCCCTCCGGGAGCAGGCCGAGATGTTCCCCGAGCTGGGTACCCCAGTAATCCCCAAGGAATCCCTGATCTACCCGGGTGACGGGTGGTTTGAGGAAGTCATCGAGGGGGTCGATATCCTCTGTGGGGCCAACATCAAGTTTGACCTCCAGCACGCCCTCTACAACAAGCCCAAGAACCAGGAGGCTTATTGGGATTGGGTGGCCAAGGGGGGTCGCATCTGGGACATCCTCCAAGCCGAGTACATCCTGGGGTACGCCGCCCCGGAGGTCCAGTTCGGTGGGGAGTTCTCCAGCCTGGAAGGGGTAGCCAGCCGGTACGGTGGTACCGCCAAGCTGGACCAGGTCAAGGCCATGTGGGCCCAGGGGGTGGATACCCCGGACATCCCCCGGGACATTCTCTTGGAGTACCTCTGCGGGAAGTATGATGAGGGTACCTGCGAGCATGGGGACATCGGGAATACCCTCCTGTCCGCCATCGCCCAGATGAAGGAAGCCCAGCAGCGGGGCAAGGTCCGCCAGTGGCTGAAGGTCGAGATGCTCTACATCCAGACCCTGGCGGACATGGAGATGAACGGCCTGTACATGGACCGGGAGAAGGCCGAAGCCTTCCGGGAGGAATCCCTGAAGAAGGTAGAGGAAGCCCGGGCTACCCTCCTAGCCTACCTCCCAGAGGAATTCCGGGATTGTTTCAGCTTCTCCTCCCTCTTCCACAAGTCAGCCTACCTCTACGGGGGCACCATCAAGGCCCAGGTGGAGGGCTGGCAGAACAAGGACGGGGAATGGTCCCGTACCAGATGGCCTGAAGGCCAGCAGGCCTATGCCCAGATGGATGCCTGGGAGTTCATCCTGGACAAGGATGGCAACAAGATCCCCACGACGGCTATCCGGGGCGCCCATGAGGGCTTCAGGGCCCGGAAGGTCAAGGTGGATGACCCCAGCAAGCCCAAGTTCAAGAAGTCCTTGGAAGTCACTGTAACCCTTCCCCGCCTGTTGGACCCCCCGGAGGGCTCCGAGATGGCCTACGAGGGCGTCTGGAGTACCGCTGGGGAGATCCTGGAGGAGCTTCCGGAGAAGGACCCCCGGGTAGCTGCCCTGAAGGAACTGGTCCTCTGGGAGAAGGACGTCAAGGGATCCTACTGGTTCATTGACCCCAAGGGCAACAAGAAGGGCCCCATGACCTTCCTTGGGGCTAACGGGATCATTCACCCCTCCTTCCAGGCCAACGGTACGGAGACTACCCGTATCGCCGCCAAATCCCCCAACGTCATGCAGCTGTCCAAGATAGGCCATGTCAAGGAAGCCTATAGGACCCGATTCCCCGGAGGCGTCATAGGGCAAGGGGATTTCACCAGCCTGGAGATGTATGTAGCCCAGTGGCTGTCCCAGGACGAGGGCCTTGCTAATGTGCTACTGGCCGGTAAGGACATCCACTGCCTGACCGTGTCCGTCACCAAGGGGATCCCCTATGAAGAGGTGATGGCCCGGAAGGAAGCAGGGGACCCCGAGATCAAGCGGCTTCGCCAGGAAGCCAAAGAGCCCCGGTTCGCCATGACCTACGGGGCGGGTGTCAAGAAGATTGCCTGGTCTACGGGCCTCCCGGAGGCTGACGTGCAGGCCATCATGGATGCCGACAAGCAGATGTTCCCTGGGTACTACGCCTTCATTGAGCAGCTGATGGCTCACCTGAACGCCAATAAGGTACCCGCCGGAGAGCCCCGGGTTCACCCCCTGGACCCCACCCAGAGATGGCAGCCTGCCATTGCTACCTGGGAATCCCCCTACGGTCTCACCTTCGGGTGGGAAACTGAGCCCTCCCCGCAGTTTGCCCTAGACAAGGGCATCACCGAGTCCATCAAGCCCACCAAGGCCAAGAACTACTCCGTCCAGGGCACTGGTTCCTCAGCCAACAAGTGCGCCGGTGTGGCTGCCTTCCTGTACCGGGCCCATCACCCTGAATACCGGAGAGTTCTCCCGACTGCCTCCGTCCATGACGCGAACTACTGGGACATCCCTGCGGACCTGGTAGAGCCCGGGGTAGCCCTCTTGCAAGCCTCTATGATGGCGTGCAATAATGTCCTCCAAGCTCTCGGTCTGAACACCCGGGTAGCTGTCCCTGCCGTCACCACCTACGGTCCCTGCTGGAAGGAACTGGAGGGAGACAAGACGGTTGACAAGGATGACCCCCAGGTGGTACAGTTCATCTCGGAGCTGACCTCCAAACCCTTCCTCAAGGAGATCTTCAAATGACCGAACAATTTAATCCCCTGTCCCTGATCCAGGACGCCGACGCTGCTGAATCCTTTGACATCAAGAGTGGTGGTGGCCTGGCCCTGGAGCCCCTGCCGGCAGGTGTGACCCTCCAGGCCCGCCTCTGCGGTTATGTAGAGCTGGGGGTCCATGAGGACACCAACCCCCAAGGCCAGGTCCGGGACAAAGAGGAGGTCCGCCTCTTCTTCCAAGTCTGGGGCAAGCAGCTCCAGAAGGATGCGGAGGGCAATCAGATCCCCCGCTCGGTGATGCTGTACATCAACAAGTCCGCCTCGGACAAAGGCCACTGGCTGAAGGTCTTCAACACCCTGAACCACGATGGCAAGCGGAACAACATGGCCTCCCTCCTGGGCGCCCCTTGCCGGGTTAAGCTGGTAGCTGGTGCCTCCAAGGACCCCAGCAAGCCTGCCCAGGCCCGCCTGCGGCCGGATGGCATCACCGGCCCGGTGGTCGAGGTGATGGACGAGGATGGTAACGTGACTGGTTCCCGGGTGATCAACCCCCCGATGGTGGACGCCTCGGAAGTCAAGGTCTTCCAGTTCCACAAGGGCACCAGGGAGCAGTGGGACACCCTCCCGTACTTCCTCCAGGAAGCCATCAAGGAAGCCAAGAACCTGGACCAGTCCCCGGCCAAGGACTTCCCCCTGAAGGAAGCCCCTAAGAGCCGCCAGAAGGCCGCTGAGGACGATCAAGGGGAAGCCCAAGGGGAAGCCCCTAAGGCAGCCCCGAAAGCCCCCCAGAAGCCCGCTACGCCGGCCGCTGACGATGACCTGTTCGGAGATGACAGCCTGTGAGTACCGACCGTCCGCTGGTGCTAGTGGACGGTGACCCCCTGGCCTACAAGTATGGCTCCCTGGCTGACCCGGCTCTCGCCGAGTACCAGGCGAGCCTACTGATAGGCCAGCTCCAGAGCCAGGGGGAAGTCAGGGTCTTCCTGACCTCCCCAAGCTCAGTCAAGGGGTACCGGTACCATATAGCCAAGACCGCGCCCTACCAGGGCAATCGCAGTGACAGCAAGGGGACGTTCCCCTGCAAGGGCCGTGTAAGGGCCTACCTGAAGTCCCTCCCCGGGACTCAAGAAACCTCTCTCCTCGAAGCCGATGACCTCCTCGCCCAAGCCTCCCGTGAAGCCCCTGGCAGTCTCATCTACTCCCCTGACAAGGACATGATGGGACTGGCTGGGGGCTTTTTGCGTCTGGAGAACCCCCTGATGGAACCCACCTGGGTAGCTCCCGAGGCTTCCTGGTGGGACCCGGAGAGGAAGAACTACTGGGGTTGGAGGCAGCCCTTGTACCAGATTCTGACTGGGGACCGGGCTGACAACATCAAGCCCATCCTCCCCTCCCTGAAGCCCAAGCAAGCCCGGGAAATCCTGGATGCCTCTGGGAGCCGCCAGGAGGCCCTACAGGCCGTCATGGACCTACTCCTGAGGTCAGGGGCCCAGCCAGAGAGGATCGTTGAACAGACGGCCCTTGTGGCCCTCTCAGGGGCTCCTAACCCCGCCAAGCGGGTTGGGGAATTCTGGGGGAGGTTGACAGGGCAGCCCCTGATCCCTACAATGCAAGTACTCTCAAACACCTGGAGAACATCATGGTTGCAATCCTCCTGAAGCTCTTCGGCTTCGCCATCTCAGCCTTCTGGCTGATCTTCCTCATCAAAGCCGCCGGAGGCGGGGCTACCCGGTACTCCGGGGATGACCGTCAAGGAGCTGGTAGTGAATAAACTGACCACGGGGGATGTAGGCCCATACCGGGCTATCCTCCTGATCCGCCAAGGGGGCCTCTGTGCCCTCTGTGGGGAACCCCTCAAAGAATGGGACGTCCTAGACCATGACCATAAGCATGGGCATATCCGGGGCGTCCTCCACTCGGGCTGCAACAGCCTCCTCGGGAAGCTCGAGAACAATTATCGTCGATATGGCGTCCAGAACCTCCACAAGTTTCTGGCCGGGGCAGGTGCCTACCTGACCAGGGGAGACCGTATTCCCCTTGACGAACGCGTATTGCACCCCGCCTTCAAGACCCCGGAGGAAATCCGGGAAGCCCGTAACGCCAAGGCCAGAGCCCGTCGGGCAGCGGCCAAGGAGAAGAAATGAGCCGCCCTGCCCACGCCAAGGACTACAAAGCCGCCTACAGCAAGCTGATTGTCTTGGACATCGAGACCACCCCACACCTGGCCTACACATTTGGCCTCCGCAAGACTACGATCCCGATGGAGAACGTTCTGAAGGAATCCTCCATCCTCAGCTTCTGCTGGAAGATCTATGGGGAGTCCGAGGTCTTCTATGAGGCCATCCCCCTGGCCCAAGAGGATAAGTGGGATGACCGGGAGCTGGTCATGAAGCTCCACAGACTGTTCTGCAAGATTGGTGGCCTAGTCGGCCACAACGTCCAGGCCTTCGATATTCCTACCATCACCCGTAGGTTCTTCCATCACGGTCTGCCACCTACTCCCAAGTTCCATGTGGTCGATACCTTGACCATGGTCAAGGAGACGGGCCGGGGCCTCTCCAACAAGCTGGCCTACCTGACACGGGGGCAAGATCTGGAGAAGAGCGCCCATGGCAAGTTCCCCGGTATGAGCCTCTGGATGCAGTACCTGGCAGGTAACCCTGAGGCCTATCAGGAGATGATGGACTACAACATCATGGACGTCCGCTCCAACGAAACCCTCTTCAACCGCCTGCGGCCCTACAGCAATGTCTACATCCCGGGTCAGCGGGAAGCTGCTGAGCGGAATGACGCCCCCACGTGCTTCTGTGGTTCCTCGGACCTCCAGTCCCGGGGCTTCTACACTAGCCGTAGCGGTAAGTACCGCCGGTACCGCTGTAACCAGTGTGGCAAGTGGTTGTCCTCCCGCCTCGCTGAGAAGGGTCAGGGTAATGTCTCCCGGAACGTTCTGAAGGGAGGTAACCAATGATCGACTACAAGCAAGACAAAGCCAAGGTGGACCTGACCCTGGTCCACCTGGATATGGCCCCCACCCTGGAAGCCTGTGCAGCTCTCCTGCAGGACTCCCTGAAGCGTCGGGGGTACCCCCGGAATGGCTACAAGGACCTCCTGGGTTCCGAGGATCGCCTGATGGCGGCCTGCTACCGGCACATGGCTGCCATGGCTACTAACCGGTGGGCCCTTGACCCGGACTCGGGTATGCCTCACCTGGTCCACGCCATCACGAACCTGATGATGCTCCACGAGTACCTTCTCCGGCACGGGAAGGTCCCCGAAACCCAACAGGCTTGACAAGCCGCCCCAAAAGCCCCAGAATCTCTCCTGTCCCGGGAATGGTTCTGGGGCTTTTCTTGTCTCTAGGAGAACACAATGGAAGGTCTGACCTCGCTTACCTTTGCCGGCTTGCTGGCCCTCACCGAAGTAGTCCCGGGCTTCACCGTCCGCTCTGAGGGCCCCCGGACTATCATCACGTACCCGGAAGTCCAGTATATCGTGGACCATGACCGCTGGCTGCGGGGCTGCATCCGGGAGGATGCTCAGGTCCGCACCATGACGGGTGACAATGGTCTGGCCTACAACCTGCATGTCTCTACCGGGGATGTCCGGGAGAGCTGCGAGGACCTCCGGGTGCATGACTACGCCCTGTGGATTGACCAGGTCCGCGAGAACCGCCGGAAGCACATCCGGGATGCCAAGATCAAAGCCCAACACAACCGTAAGGAGGCCAAATAATGGTCCTGATCTATACCCGCTCGGGCTGCATGCCCTGCAAGGCCGCTAAACGGCTCCTGGATCAACTCCAGGTCCCCTATAGTGTCTTCACCTTACCGGATGGCCCGGAGGCCGTAGAGGGCCTTCCTGAGGCTCTGAGGGGCTATACCCAGCTGCCCATCATTGTCTTCCCGACTGGCTCCGTGGAGACGGGGTTCTACCCAGATCGGATCCGCAAGGCTTGCGCCCAGCTGTAAGTAGCAGTACCATAGCAGTACCCCAATAGGCCCCCAGGGTCTCTCCTAGTAACCAGAGTAAGCAGGAATGCCCTCAGGAAGCTCTAGGAGGGCCCTAGGGGCCTTTTTTCGTCCCGGTAGGGTTCTGACCTTACCGGGCTCACCCAGAGGCTCTACGGGCCTCTAATCGCGTCGGAGGGCGTATGACCGATAAACAAGCAAGACAGGAAGCCCGGGAACGGGCGTATCAGCAGCAGGTGGCGGAGCTTATCAATTCCCGATGGGAAGAACTGGCCGCCAAGGGAGCCGGGGGAGGCACAGCGGCCGCCAAGGTTCTCCTCCAGAAGTACCTCCCCCTGGCCATCACGGGCTGGAGGGCAGCTGAGAAGGTAGCCACCCAGGGCCAACGGTCCATGAACAAGGTAGACCGGATCGGCCTGGAGCGGACCTTGGTGGTCTGCCTGGTGGCTGCCCTGAATCAACTGATGAAACAGGGGGCGGTAAACAGGACTGCCCTGGTCAACGTGGTGGCTGAAGCCCTGGATGACGCCGCTGTCATTGGTTCCCTGTGGGCTACCGACAAGCAAGCTGCCAAGTTCCTGGCAGAGAGGGTCAAGAGGGAACAGGCGGGCCGGGACAAGTACGTGAAGATGGCCAAGAAGTCCCTGACATCCCTGGGCTCCAAGGGCCTACAGAACCCCATCTTCGATGACCCCTCCCACCCCCTGCAATTCTGGGACCGCAAGGAGGCCCGGGGGATGGCCATGGTCCTCCTGAGCGCTCTCCTGGGTTCCGGGATGCTCTCCGAGGAAATCCTCCGGAGGGGCGGAAAGCCTGTCACCATGCTATCTCTCTCCGAAGAAGCCCAGGAGATGCTAGCCAAGGAGATTGCCAGGTTGGCAGATGCGCCCGGGGCAGCAGGCCCCATGGTCTGCCCTCCTCTCCCCTGGGCCAAGGGGGAGCCGGGGGGTTATCTCCTTCCGGCCCTCCAGAAGGTTAACCCCCTGGTTCAGGGTGGGAAGTGGGTCCAGGGTAAGGAGATGCCCCTGGTCTACCAATCTGTGAATGCCTTGCAGGGGACTGTTTGGCAGGTGGATACCCGGGTTCTGGATATCCTCCAGAAGGTAGCCACCCTGCCACACCTGAAGCATCACGTTCTGGAGAGTGCCCGGGTGGAAATGCCCGAGGTAGGCGAGGAGATGCAGGAGTTACTCCTTAAGAAACGGGAGGGGGAGGCTACCCCTGAGGAGATCCAGGAAATCCGGGATTTCATGTCTCAGCGAAGGGAAGCTCACCAGCTCCAGAATAGGGCCCGGCAAGCCTCCCTCCGGTTTACCACGATCCTTGGGGAAGCCCAGGGGCTCCGGGATGAAGAGGAACTGTACTTTGTCTGGTTCATGGATACCCGGGGCCGGATGTACCCCCGGGCCTTTGGCCTGAACCCTCAGGGGTCTGACCTCCAGAAGGCCCTCCTGAGGTTCCGGTACGGGTCTGCTATCCGGAACTATAGGCAGGTAGAGCTGTGGAAGACCAACCTGGCCCAGCTCTGGGGCGAGGACAAGCTGTCCTACAAGGACTCCGTGGCCTGGGTGGATGCCCATGAGGACCTGATCCTCCGGATGGCTGAAGAGCCCCTGGAGTACACTGATTGGCTGGACTGTGATGCCCCCTGGCAGTTCATCCAGGCAGCCATGGAGTACCGGGACTGGAAGAAGGACCCCCAGGGCTTCCGGTCCCATATCCCGGTCAACCTTGATGGGTCTATCAATGGTACCCAGCACTGCTCCGCTATCCTCCGGAATGAAGTCACTGGGAAGGCCGTAAACCTCCTCCCAGGGCTTCCAAGGCAGGACCTGTATCTGGAGACCTCCCGGGCCGTGGAAGAGGCTCTGAGGGCCTCTACGGACCTCCCAGAGGTACTCCGGCCCTTCCTCTCCCGAGGGATCCCTCGGGCCATGTCCAAGAAGGTCACCATGACGGTCCCCTATGGATGTACAGCCTTTGGGGTCCCTCAAGCCCTACTGGACAGCTACCTCTATGGGAACCACATCGAGGGTCTCCCGGAGGACAAGAAGTTCCAGGCTGCTTGGGCTCTCAAGCCCTTTGTCTGGGATGCAGTCCATAAGACCCAAGCCCCCACCCTGAACTTTCTCCAGGCTGCCCGGGATGCCCTAGCGGCCTACATGGCCAAGTGGGATTACTGGAGGATCCGATGGTCTACCCCCGATGGCTTCCCCGCCTCCCAGGTCTACCTGGCCCGGGAGACCCATGAGGTTGCTGGGTGGTGGGGAGGGCAGGCTGCCAAGATCGTCTTCCAGGACCGGTTCTCTACCAAGGGAGATGTCAAGAGAGCTGTCCGGAAGAACCTGGCTGCCTTCCCCCCGAACCTGATTCACTCCCTGGATGCTGCTCATATGCGGGAGGTCATCCGGAGGATGGAAGCCCTGGGGTGTACGGACTTTGCAATGATCCATGACTCCTTTGGTTGCCCCATCGGCTATGCCGACCTCCTCTGGTCCACAGTCAGGGAAGCCTTCTATGACCAGTACAAGGAGTACCCGGTCATCCCTCTCCTCTTGGATGAATGGGGAGTAGCAGACACTGTGAGTGCCCCTGAGGAGGGCTCCCTGGACCTGTCCGGTATCCTCCAGTCTGAGTACGCCTTCAAGTGACCCTGCTTAGAACGTAGGCAGACCCCTGTAGCCCCCCTGTTGCCCGGAGATTGGCTCTACAAGCCAGTCTTCGGGCTTTTTGCGTATCTGGGGGAGATATTCTGGGGGCCAATCCCTGGAATTTCCCCCCTAGCGGGAGAGAGAAGTCTGGTCTTCTAGCCTTCTCTTTCCCGGCCTCATCGACCGACACCGACCGACGTACAGCTATCCCCTGACCTTCCTTGGCTCCCCTTGGGCTGCCCTTGGAGGGGAGGGATAGAGGGTACAGAGGGAGGGAGAGGGAGATAGGAATCCGGCCCGTAGTAAGCCCCCAAGGCTTACGGAGGGGGAGCAGACCTAAGGAAGCCCTAGGATTACCCTAAGGAAGCCCTAGGAAGCCCACATGCACTTCACGCTCCGCGTGGACTCCATGTGAGTACCCTAGGACTACCCTAAGGATACCCAAGGACAGCCCGGGAAAGCCCTAGGATATCCCTTGGATACCCGGGACTACCCAGGGGAATAGGGAAGCGGAATGGGGGAAGGGGGGAGTCTTTACTAATATAAGATATGTCAGAGCTCTGAGCCGACCCCAAGACCTACCCTAGACCTACCCAGCCACCACCAAGTACCCTCAAGGAGGTACCATGGAACATGACGTGAATACCCCTGAGGGTATCGAAGCCCTCATCGAAGAACAGGCCCAGCCTCCCCACTGGCTCCCCGGCCAAGGGATGGAGGGCTACCGGGATATCCTGACCGATTGGGTCAAGGAGACCTACCCAGACCCTTCCCCTGATTTCATCCAAGCCAAGGTCCAGTACCTGATCTGGGAGTACTACCAGGGGGTAGCCCTGGAACACTTCCTGGAAGACACCGGATGGGCTCTGGATGAAGCCCCGGAGGACCCTGAGGAGCCCCAGAAGGGCTCAGGAGCCTCTGAAGGGGAAGAGGAAGCTCCTGACCTTGACTCAGCCCTTGAAGGCCTCAGGGGGCCTGTATGGCGGTCCTATGGACACCTTATCCGGAAGCCCTACTCCAATGCCGTGAAGGCAGACGCCCTGTGTGACTACCTCCTGCAAGCCATGGAGGATACTGGGGAGATCAGGACCCAGAAAGGGAAGAAGCTGTACGAGACCCTGGCCAAGCAGATAGACGCCTTCTATGGAACCAAATGACCTCCGGATGGCCCTGTCCAGGGCCCAGCTCCGGGAGCTGCTGAGGAAGCTCCCCAAGCCTAATGTCCCCAAGGACCAACTGGAAGCCGGGTTCCTCCTGGGAATCCAGTACGTCCGGGACCTCCTCCAGGAATACATCAAGGAGTAGTCATGAGCTTTTTCAAGAAGGTAGTCCGAGGGCTCTTCGGGTCCGGCCAATCAGCCCAGACCAGGGCCTTCAATGAAGACTGGGCCAACCAGATGGCCCTCAAGACCGCCGAGGGGCAGGCCCAGGCCTATGCCCTCCAATCCCAAGCCAAGCTGATGGATCTGCAGGACCAGATGTCCCTCCAGGCCCAGAAGGAAGAGGAGGAGCGGATGCGGATGAACAAACTGAAGGTGGAAGCTGGGACAGCCGGCGCCCGTAACTTCTTCAAGTGGGGAGGCTGACCATGGCGGTCCCATATCAAGCCTCCTTGGCCTTCGATGAGCCGGCTGAGGGGGAGACCCCAGCCCAGACCTGGGATCGCCTCCAGAGGGCCTCTATGGAGGTCCGGAGGCGTGCAGAGCTGAATAGCTCCCTGACCTTCCCGGAGGTCTACAATGAAGAGGCCAGTAACCCCGATGACCGGCCTACCCAGACCGGCTTCCATAGCCTGGGCTACCAGGGGATGAACAGCTTTGTGAACAAGCTGTCCACGGCCCTCTTCAGTTCCTCCTCGGGCTTCTTCAGGCTGTCCCCAACCCAGAAGGGCTGGGAGCAGCTCCAGGAGGCCTTCCCGAATAAATCCAAGGGAGAGCTGGAAGCCTATCTGGCCCAGATGGAGCGGGATGCCGTCAAGGCCTGGTCCCGCCTGGGAGACCGGGATAAGCTGACAGAGGCCCTGGCCCATATCGCCATTACCGGGCAGACCTGTATCTGGTTCGACAAGAACCTGAAGCAGATGAGGGTCATCCCCCTGACGAACTATGCCCTCCGGAGGTCCACGGACGGCAATATCCAGACCTTGGTCATCGCTGAGACCCTGGCGGTCCTTGACCTGGCCAAACCCCTCCAGGAAGCCGTCTATAAGGCCCGTGGAGACATGACCAGCCCGGAGACAGGGGTAACCCTATACCATCGGTGGAAGCGCCTGGACAAGGCCAAGTACGTCTACGAGGCCTCCGTGGAGGACTCAGAGGCCGAGGTAAGCCTCCGGAAGGAAGTATCCCTGGAGAAGCTCCCGGTGCATTGCCCGTACTGGAAGCGGGGAGACCAGGCCAGCTATGGCATAGCCATGGTGGACGGTATCGTAGCGGACCTCCTGCGGTACAATGACCTGGCAGGTATGCTCTATGAGGGCGTGGATGCCCTGACAGACTGGCGGACCCTGGTTAACCCCGGGGGTCAGACGGATGTCGAGGACTTCAAGAACACCCGGAGAGGAGAGGTCGTAGCGGGCCGGAAGGAGGACATCAGTACCTCCGAGACCGGTAACCCGGCTGTCCTCCAGTTTGCTGCCCAAGAGATGGAAGCTCTGGAGAGGCGGATCAATGGGGCCTTCCTCCGGGAACTGAACCTGTTCCGCCAGGGGGACCGCATTACTGCCGAGGAGATCCGGACCCTCAAGAATGCCCTTGACGGTCAGTATGCGGCCATGTATAGTGCACTGGCTCACCGGCTGCAGCTGCCTCTGGCTAAGTGGATCGTTGAGCTTTCAGGGGTTCCCCTGGATGACTCCATCGAGGTAGACATCCTGACCGGGGATGCAGCCTTGACACGGACCCTGGAAGTCGGTAATCTGGTGCAGTCCTTCCAAGCCCTGGCTTCCCTGGCTGCTACTCCCCCGGAGCTGCAACAGAGGATCAACTGGCAGGCAGCGGCAGCCCTGATCGGAACAGGCTTCTCCGTGGAGCTTGACAGCATCCTGAAGTCTGAGGCAGAATTCCAGAAAGAGCAGCGAGCACAGCAAGAGCGGATGACGGCCATGCAAGTGGCTGCCCAGCAAGCAATCCAACCCCAAGGTAACCAATGAGCGACGAACAGAATCTCCCTCCCCTGGTAATGCCCCAGGATGTCCCCGAGGCTGACCCGGTGGCCCCAGAAGAGGAAGTCCCCACCCCTGCCCCCGAGGAGCCCAAAGAGGCCCCCGAGGAGGCTGAAGAGGAGGACCTGATCTATACCGAAGAGGCTGAGCTTGACTCGGCCATCCAGGCTCCCCTGGAGATCGGCCTGAAGATGCTGGCCGAGATCGGTATCAAGAAGGGCCACCCGGCCCTGGAGAAAGCCCGTAATGGTGACTTCGGAGCCCTGGAGGCTGTCCTGGAGCATCTGGGTGACAAGAATGGCAAGGCTGCCCTGGGCCTCCTACAGCATGCCTTTAACTTCCACCAGCAGAAGGTCAAGCTGGCCCAGGCCAAGCTGAACCAAGAGCTGTACAGCATCGCTGGTGGTAAGCAGCAGTTCAATGAGCTTCTGGCCTTCGCCAAGGAGCATGCCTCCCCGGAAGAGCAGGAAGCCTTCGACGCCGACATGAAAGCCGGGGGCCGGGCAGCCAAGCTGGCCGTGGAGAACCTGAAGCTGTACCAAGCCCTGGCCGCCCAACGGGCAGAGCAAGGTGCCGGTGAACGGGCCTTCCAAGAGACCGTTGCCCGGAACCCCCTGGCTTCCGCCAGTGCGCCGGCCCAGAAGGCCAAGGATGTCTTCCAGTACGCCGACGAGCTGGAAGCTCTGTACGCCCAAGGGCACAACGATAACAGCCCAGCAGTACAACGAGTGATGCGTGCTTGGGCACGTAGTCGCTGAGAGCCTCTAGAAGGCCCTTGACAGCCCCCGGGGAGCTGGGTAGTATCTTCCCCGGACCAACAATCCAAATCGCCCTACGGGCATCCTAGGGGCTCCTAGCCCCTCCCTTAAAGAGAGCAAGCAATATGGCTAACACTCCGTCCCTGAAAGACCTGGTCCTGCCTGGCAAACTGGGTTCGACGGCTCAACCGACCAACTCGGCCACCTACCAGCAACAAGGTGCCCCGACCAGCCGTGAACTGCAGATTGACCTGCTGCAGAAAGGCGTGGAACGCTCCCTGCGTAACCACAGTGCTGTGGCTCACATGATGCCCCAGCGTATGATCTCGGGTACCTCCACGGTCCGTATTGACGCCATGGGCGGTGGCGGCCTGGGCGTGAAACGCCGTGGTGAAGCCCCGGAACTGCAGAACTACAAGTTCGGCAAATCGAGCTTCACGATCGATACCCCGGTGATCGCCCGTGCGGCCATCGAGAAGATCGATGAGGTCTCCAACCACCTGCCGGCCATCCGCATGATCGCCGAAGAGCAAGGTAAAGACCTGGCCCTGTTCCTGGATCAGATGTACATCATCGTGGCTACCAAGGCCGGCATGATGACCCAGACCCCGTTCCAGGGCATGACGGGTGTCAATGGCTTCTCGGGCGGTAACCAAGTTACGATGGCGGCCACTGCCGACAAGAATGACCCGGCCAAGCTGTTCAACGCCTTCCGTCAGCTGCGCACCCAGTTCCGTAACAAGAACGTTGACTGGGTCCGTGACGGCAACGTCATCCTGGTCTCCAATGAGACCCTGGAAGTCCTGCTGTCGAACGAGATGCTGACCGACCGCAACATCAAGTGGTCGGATGGCACCGAAGTGAATGGTGTGGTCCTGCGTAACTTCGGCATCCCGGTCGTGGCGACCAACCAGTTCATCGGTGGTCAGAACATCACTAACCACCTGCTGAGCAACGCAGCCAACAATAACTTCTACAACGTGGACGCCACCAAGCTGGTTGCCACGGTGGTCTCGGCCAAGGCCCTGCAAGACGGCTTCTTCTGGAAGCCGCAGAGCACTATCAAGTGGGATGACGTTGACCTGTGCACCTATGCCACCACCTGGATGGCCTGCGGTGCCGGTGTGGCCCGTCCTGAGTATGCTGGCGTGATCATGACCGCCTAATAGCTGTAACCGTGTTCCCGGGTTGACGGGGAGCGCTAGGGGCTCTATCCTTCGGGGTAGGGCCCCTTTTTCGTTTTGGGCCCTAGGAGAGCATATGACCGAACTAGACATCTGCAACGCCATGCTGGCCCAAGAGGGCCAAGACCCCCTGACTACCCTGGACCCTTCCCATCCCTCCATGGCCCGTATCCGGGCTATCATCCGGAGGCAGCATGAGAAACTCCTGGGTCAGGGGTACTGGTTCAACACCCCGGTGGTGGAGCTGACCCAGAATCCCCAGGGGGAGCTGATCCTCCCTGCAAACACCCTGGCCGTCCGGGAATACCTGGACACCCCCCAGACCTTCCTGACCCGCCAAGGGAACCTCCTACTGCCCACGGATGCCTCCCCGGCACCTCAGAAGGTTACCCTGAGACTGGTAGTCCTGATCCCTATCACGGACATGCCGCAGGTAGCCCTGGAGTACCTGTCCGCCCTGTGCCAGCTGGAGTTTGCCCGGACGCACATCAAGGACCCCACTGAGGTAGACGGGGCCATGAGGCTGGTCCAGGAGGCCCGGATGGCCCTCCGGGCTGAAGCCATCCGGCAATCCCAGTTTACCCCAGGGGGCACCACGTATACCCCGGCCCGCTGGGCATACAACCGTAACCGGGTCAACCGCCTGGCGGGAAATAGTTATCACCCATGGGACACCCTGGAAATCGGGAGGCGCTGATGAGAGCTGTATCCGGAGAATTCAAGGATGTCCAAGCGGGCATCTGGGAAGTCCTGAATTCTAACTGCCCCTCGGGGGCCGCTGTGGATGCCTGCAATGTGGACTTCCCCAGCCAAGGTGGGGTCCGTGCAAGGCGGGCCTTTGACCAGTTGGCCTCCTATCCGGGGCAGGAAGGGGGAGCCGGGAGCTGCTTTGCCCTCCCTTGGGAGAGTGGCTGGATCGCCTTCAAGCGGACTTCGGCCACCACAGAGGCCCCTATGTGGGGCCCTGGGGCTTCCTTCTCCCGCCCCCTGGCCTTCCATGCCACCACCGTGGGTTCTGGGACCCTCCTGCTGCACGCGAGTGGTCTCCTGACCTTCGCCAAGGGAGATGTCCCACCGGTTAAGGACAAGGCGTATGTGACGGTCCTTGCAGGGGCCGCTGAGACCACCTACCGGATTGACGTGGGGACCAACTGGGTTGCCTACTATGCCCCGCAGACCACGGACCCCAATGCCCAGGGGTACTATGAAAGGCCCAAGCTGGACCTGTCCTCCCTTAACCTGTACTCGGGTACCTCAATATCCAGGGAGTTCTCCACGAACCTCCCAGGCTCTATGTGGTTCCGGGATGAGGAATACCCCCACCTGATTACCTGTTGGGGTGTCAAGAGTGGTCGTGGGGGCTTCCAGTTCAGGGAGTGGATGACTGGCCTGCAACGGGTCAGTATGGATGGTACTTCCCTCTCCATGATTGGGGCCTACGAGGGTAACCCCAACCCGGCTAATCCCTCGGCCTACGCCCTCTGGGGTATCGGGTCAGCTTCCGGGGATGGTAAGGGTACCTGGCGGCCGGTGATCCCGTATAGTGATGACCCCAACAGCCCCTGTCAGAAGCTCCTGACCGGCCGGGGAGGGCGTGGGGTAGCCCTGTACTTCACGTACAACGAGCGCCAGCTCAACCCCTCCTATAACCTTCAGCTCCAGGAAGCCAACCACCGGTACCAGGAGCAGCTGCTGCAGTGGCAGACCGAGGTCCAGAAGCGGACCCAACCCTCTCACATCGCCAGTAAGCTGGTGGAGTCCTTGAGGGGTATCGGTGTGGTAGCCAGGATTCTGGATGGGGCTACCAATACCCTGGTCATTGAGGGCCAGAACCCCGTGACGGCCACGGACTCCGGTACCGGTACCGCTATGCGGGCAGTGGTCCTGAAGCAAGCCAAGCTGGCGGACCTCCCTGCCCGGGCAGAGGACGGAGACCTGGCTGTAGTGGACGGCCTGACCTTCCGATACAGCCGGAGCACAGCCAGCTGGAAGGAAGCGGCCCCCTACCAGATGGAAGTCACCAACACGGCCCTGAGCTGGTTTGGGGGTACCTCCATGATTGGCATGGATAACCAGGGCCTCTGGGCCCTCAAGCGGCCCACAGCGGGTACTGAGGAATCCCTGGCGGATGTCCTGGGAGGCCATATCCCAGTCTGGGCTTCCGAGCATCTGGGCCGGGTGGTCTTTGTTAGCCACCGGGGCGTATTTGTGAGTGCCGTAGGGGCTCCCCTGGACTTCTTCCCAAGCTCCCTGCTAACCAAGCGGGAGGATGACGGGTACTACATCCCGGTCTCCAATTCCCAGGCTACCTCCATCGTGGATGCCTGCATCTTCGGTGGGGATGTCTACCTGCTGACCAAGGACTCCCTATACCGGGTAGGCATCCAGGGATCAGGGAACACTTATAAGCACAAGATCGCCTCCTGGGGCTGCGAGTATGGCCGGATCGTGGCCACCAACATGGGTGTCATGGTCTTCGACGTAGGCGAGGGGACCTTCTCTACTTACCTCCTGGAACCCTCCCCCGAGGGAAACAAGGTAACCCCGGTGCCCTACCTCCTCCAGCTTGACCCCCGGAAGCCCAGAGGCTTCCAGAGGTCCAGATCAGGCTTCAGGGTCTCCGTGGGGAATGGGGGGGCATCCCTGTGCATCTGGATGGGCCCAGGCCGTGAAGGGACTGGAGAAGCCTTCCTGGTTGACCTGGGGCAGGTCCCGAGGGTCCGCCGGTATAAGTCCAACTTCGGGGTTTATATGGCGTACTGCGAGAAGGGCCTGGTGAACTGGATTTTCCGCCCAGACACGAAAGCCCTATACGTCCACCTGTACCCCCGAGGGGAAGCAGAGGCCCGAGGGGACGCTGGGGAGGCCTGGATCGTCTTCCATGTTCCCCCGGAGTTCCGGACGTATGCCCCTGACGGCCGGTACACCTTCAAGCAGTTCACAGTCTACCCAGAACGTGGTAATGTCCAGGTATCCGTGGCCGGCTACCATGCCAGCCAGACCGTCCCTCAGGACACCGTATACCGGAACCCCCTGACGCTTAACCTTGGGCTCAGAGAAGGCCACCCCTGCAAGGTGGCGGGTGAGGGGGACTGGTGGATCAAGGCAGCCCAGTACACCGTGCTGGTCCGTAACGGCAAGACTCCCTCAGGATGGCAATGAAGGAATTCTTCAGCAGCTTGGCTCCTTCCCTCGCGGGGAGGAGTCGGGCACGTAGGGTCAACGACATGGCCCGCAAGGCCGAGAGCCTAAAGCTCACGGACATTCACAACCACAACCAGGCAGCCCTTGGGCAGGCTGTCCTTGACGCCAAGGTTAAGTCCAGGCAGAACGCCCAGGTCTCCAAGCAGTTCTTCAAGGACCGGGCTGCCCTTCAGCAGAACGAAGCCGAGAGGCAGTCCCAGCAGACCTTCAACGAGCTGCAGCGGGCCATCGGTAAGGAGGCTGCTGCTGGGGCCATGGCAGCCATGGACGCCTCCCGGGGTCTTACGGGGTCCTCGGTGGCGGCCCAGTACAAGGCAGCCCAGGACTTCATGAACGGCTACCAGGATTCCCAGGCAGACCGGGCAGCCAAGGCCGCCGATTGGAACTACAAGCAGGATATGGCCTCTCTGATCTCCCAGGGCTTCAACTCCTTCCGGACCGATCAGGCCATGGTCGGCCTGGACTATACCCAGGTCAAGGCCCAGAGGCAGAAGGAGGGTGGGTCGGTCTTCAAGTCTATTGTCAAGGACGCTGCCCGGGGAGTCGCTGGGTACTTCGGGGGCTCCTGGGCCCTCGGGGCCATCGACAAGGTCCAGGGCTACGAGAACAGCTACCAGACGGGCTCTGCCATCATGCAGAACTCCCTGGATACCCTATATGGGCGGGGGCAGGTTCAGCTGGCCCAAGCCAAGCGTCCGGACCTGACCTCCTGGGGAGCTGGCTTCGGTACCTCCGGGAAGACCAACGGGGCCCTCCTGGATGCCTTCAAGGACACCAAGGACAACCCCAACCTGTTCAACTTCGCCCAGCAGGGCATGGACTGGTATAACTCCCTGGGCAAGCAGAAGGCGACTCCTCAGCTTCAAGGTGGCTACTCCCTGATCTCCGGGGGAGGTATCGGGGGAGCCCAGAAGGGTGGCTTCGATTTCTCGAACATGTATGGTATGATCCAGAAATTCGGATCACTCTTCGGAGGTAGGTAATGGTAGACCACGCATCAGACGGTCAAGTACACGGGCAGGCCTTCTTCAAGTCTGCCCGTGAGGTCCCTGGGGCTAACCCCTCCGTGGGCCGTATAATCGGGCCCATGGGCTCGGCAATCCTGGGCTCAGGGGTAGACTCCCTGGGCCCCTCTGTAGGCCAGCAACAGGCCATTTCGGCAGCCGTAAGGGCAGTAGCCCAGGGGCAGTACCAGGCTACCGAGAAGGTGCTGACCCCCTACCGCCAGGAGCAGGTCCTCAAGGGCATGCAGGCGGTGGCCATGGGGCAGACCGTCAATCAGGTGGCAGCCGAGAGGCCAGCCTATGCCACCCTCTTCGGGGACACGGATGCCACCTTGGGAGCCAAGCTCTATGCCAAGGCAGCCAAGGGCCAGGAGGTAATCAAGGGCATCCAGGAGGCTATGCCAGAGCTGAGGAAGCTCGGCCCGGATCAAGCCCGGCAGGCCATCCTGAAGCACGTCAACTCGGTCCAGACCGGGGACCCCGCGGTAGACACAGAGATCCAGACGAAGCTCATGGAGAGCTTCCCGGGCCTCATGGACACCTACACCAAGCAGGCCATTCAGTACCAGCAGGAGCGCCTTACGGCCGCCCAGCGGGGCTTCATGGATATGGCGGGGCAGGAGGTCCAGGCCTTCATGGCCAACGCCTCCATGACGGGGGAATCCAAGGCTGACCTCCAGCGGGCCCTCTCCTCGGTAGCCCGGTGGGATCAGGCTGTCCAGCCCCTGCCGGGTCAGCGGCCCGAGATCTGGCAGAAGAACCTCATTGACTCCCTGGAGCTTCAGATTGGGGCCATCGGGGAGCAGGAGGCTTACCTCAGGGAGGATGGGACCCAGGGGCTCCGGACCAAGGGGGCCCATGGCATCTTTGCCCTCCTTAATCACTCCCAGGTAGTCCAGCAACTCCCTGAGGCAGAGCGCCAGAGGCTGATGGATAAGGCAGAGCTGGCCTTCAAGAAGGCAACCCCGAAGTACATGGAGCCCTTCGCCAAGGAGATCGCCATGCTGAAGACCCGGGTATCCCACCCGGGCCCCGGGGATAACGTCAATGCCATGATGGCCCGCCTCCAGGAGATCTCTGATCAATCCCAGAGGCTCTCTGGGTCTCCCTACCCCCTCTTCGATGCCAATGACACGGTGGCCATGCAATCCCAGATGGCCGTCAACATTGCCCGGAAGAAGGAAGAGCAGCTGGCCAAGATGGAGGCTGACCGGAAGGAGGAGATGAGGTACCTCCGGGACAAGCGGGACCGGGCCGAGGCAGAGGCCCTCAAGGAGCTGATCAAGGAGAAGCACCTACTGGACCTCACCAACCTGGCTAAGGCGGACCCGGTAAGCTTTGAGAGGGCAGTCCTCATCCGGGCCGTATCTGCGGACCAGCAGCAGCAGGTATATGCCCGGGTCTTCACAGACCCCAGTGTCCCTCAAGAGACCATGGACCTGGTCATGCGGGTCTCCTCTGTAGCCCCTAGGATAGCCCAACTCCAGTATATGCCGCGTGCCCAGGAGGTCCTCACCCGCCCCGTAGAGGAGGTGGCCAAGTCCTCTGACCAGTTCATGGGTGTCATCACCCAGTATCGGGATCTGGAGGCCCGCTGGGGGGCTGATAAAGCTGCTCAGGCCTTTGGTGGGGCAAACTACGCTAAAGCCCTCAGGGCAGGCATGAAAGCCCTGGACATGGGGGCTGACCCTAAGGAAGCCACTATGGTCGCCCAGCGGACCTTCGGGGGTTACACCCCTCCCCGGGCTTCTCAGACAGACCTCAAGATGGCCAAGGAGGCCATCAAGGAGTATGCGGGGTATGGCTTCTTCAGCATCTTCACCGATAAGACCAAGGGGCAGATTGCCCAGCTGGCCTCCGGCCTGAAGGATGGGGGCTCTGAGGCCTTCCAGGCGGATGTCTATACCCGGGCCAAGGAGATCGCTGAGTTGGAGAACATCCCGGTAGAGAAAGCCCTACCCACGGCCTTCACCCAGATGCTCTCAGGGGAAACCCCCAGGTATGCCATCATCGGCGGTCAAGCTGTCCCCTCGATGTTCAATGGGGAGCGGTCCTTTGTGGACGCCCTGGTGTATCCCAAGGAAGGTGCCGGGGTTCCCCTGGACAAGGCCAAGGAAGCCATGGAGGGGGCCATCGAGAAGGCCATGGAGAAGTACCCGCTGGCCAAGATGGTGGACGTTATGCATCAATCCGGGGGCTCCACCATCCCGCACATCATGATCCGGGTCATGGATTCCTCAGGGAACGTCCAGAAGGTCTCCATCACAGACCGGGATGTCCAGGACTACTACAAAGAGTCCATGAAGCCCAAAGAAGGCTCCATCAGCCCCAAAGGGGTACCCATGGCATCCAACGCGGGCAGCTGGGGTGTCCAGGCGGGCGCCTATATCGCCCAGAAGCTTCCCACCTGGTCCCAAGACAAGGCCAAGGACAGAGAGAAGCTCAGGGAGACCCATGAGAGGTACGGTCAAGCCGGTGGCTGGCTGGCCGAACCAGACCGTTAACCGGCAAGTAGTCTTGCCTTCTGAGTAGCCCTCAGGTACCATTGGGGTAGTCCCCGGGTACCTGGGGGCTTTTTCGTCTCTGGAGAACACATGGTTAAATCGACACAGTGGGTAGACCCCGTTGAGAGCTGGCCGAAAGGGTGGCAACCCTATCAGCCTCAGGATCGCTCCCGGGTCTCCTACCAGAATGAGGCCCTTAGGGCAGCCGCTGCTCAGCCCCTCCGGGAGTATCAGAAGGCAGACTATGGTCAATCCGATCACTCCTGGCTGGTTGCTGGGACGGAGGCTGACCAGCAAGCCCAAGCTACCCTGGAGGGTAACTCCGTAGCGGGTACCCTGAGGGCCGCTGAGGCCTCCCTGGAGATGGGGGCTATCCCTACTCTGGTTGGGCGGGCCTATGAGGCTTGGCAGTACCAGACTGACCTTTCCAAGAAGGAACGCTACGGGGAGAAGGCCATCGGTCAGATCATGGGCCAGAAGGAATGGAATGGCCTGACTGAAGCCGAGCGGACCTACATCGAGGAGTCCTGGAATGAGGAGCACGCCCGGTTCCGCTGGGAGAAGCTCAAGGGTCAGCGGGAACTCCTGGAGAAAGCAGGGGCCGGTGGTCTGACCCAACAACTGGTCGGGGGCCTCCTGGGTTCCCTCCCTGAGGGAGTAGCCCTGGGGATGGTCGGGGGTGGGCTGGCCAATATGGGTGTCCGGGCTGCCCAGAGGTCCCTGGCTACGGGGGCTACCTCCAACCTGGCTACCAAGGTCATCGGCACCCGGATTGGAGGGGCTGTCGCTGGTAACCTCCTGGGGGGTACGGTCCCGGAAGCCATTGCCTATGCCGTGGATCCTTACAGGGGCCTTGAGGACATCCTCGGGGCTACCTTCTTCGATATCGGGGGCTCCCTGGGGGCCATCAAGGGTGCCGGGGTAGGGGGAGCTTGGGCAGCTGCTGGGAAGGAGCTGGGCCATACCCTGACCAACCTGGACATCAAGATGCCCGAGTGGATGCGCCGGGGGAAGACTGACCCGGCAGCAACCCCCGGACCTGCCCCTGAGAGCCCCGTAGAGGCCTCAGGAGCCGTTGAGAAGTCCAGGGAAGGTACTGACCCCACCCAGACCCCTGAGAGCCCTGTAGAGCCTCCTGCGGCCTCCGAGGCCTTCCCGGCTCAATCCAAGGTAGTCCGGGATGTCTCCTGGGCCTCTCCGGAGGAGCTGGATAACCTGGGGCTTTCCGACAAGGTCATCTATGACGGTTCGGGTAGGGCCCAGCAGGTCTCTGACCATGTTAACTTCTGGGAGCTTCCAGCCGGCTGGGTGGATTCCTCTGGCCAGGTCTCCCGGGGTGTAGCCGAGGTTGCCCCTCCCAAGGTGGACGATGGGGATCTCAAGAGGATGGTCTCCGGGGTAGCCGATGACGGCCTCTCCCCGGCAGAAGCCTCAGAGATGACCATCAGGGGAGACCGGCACTGGAAGGACTGGAAGGAATGGGCCCAGTCAGAGGCAGGGGGCCGTAGGACGGATGAGGAGGCTGAGCTGAGCTACCTCCAGGCCCGCCTGAAGCCCACCCACCCGGGCTCTCGCCTCCTGAAGACTCCCCTCCGGGACTTCATCCAGGACGGCAACCTCCGGATGTCCCAGGACCTCCCCCACGAGGTCCAGCAGGCCGTCAAGGCCTTCTCCTCGGATATCAACCCCCATGCCAAGGTCTGGGTGGTCCACGAGGATGCCAAGCACATGAGGGGGAACCTGGGGGATAGCTGGCCCATCGGGTCTGACATTGTCCTGATCCGGGTATCCCGGGGTCTGAAGGGGCCCGATGGGATCGCTACAGCTATCCATGAGCTGGCCCATAGCTTCACTACCCGGGGCCTTGTAGAGCTTCCCAAGGAGATGCGGGACAGGTGGGGCGAGCTGGTCCGGAAGACCCAGGCCATCATGGAGGACCCCAATAGCCGGGGTCGGGCCTGGTACCTCCGGTTTGGTACCCCAGAGAACGTGGGCCGTACCCTCCTGGGCCTGGAGAAGGATCCCCAGGCTACCCTCCTGAACATCCTGGGAGGGGATGGCAAGTATTGGGGTAACGCCCAGGAGATCACCGCTGAGGCTGCCGTCAGGTATGCCCAGAGGCGGTACGTGGAATTCATGGGCACCCAGGGTACCCGGAAGGCCCGGAAGCATGAGTACATCCCCGTGGGCCTCATCAAGTGGGCCCAGAGGACGGCCCGGGCTCTCCAGGACTCCTGGGACAAGTTCCGGACTGACCCGGTTCTCAAGCAGATGGACGCTGACTGGGATGAGGTCTTCAGGGCTATCGGGGATAATAACGAAGCCAAGGCCCGGGCTGGGGTAACCCACTCGGACCCCATTGCTGATCCAGCGGCCTACATCTGGGAGCAGACATCCACCAAGGACCCCTGGGCCTCCAAGGCCCCTGACCCCTCGGTCCTCAAGGACCCTGAGACCTCCCCCGGGGGATCCCCTGATCTCCCCGAGTATGCTGCCTGGGAACAGGCCAGGAGGGCCCGGGAGCGGGAAGTCATGGTCCTCCCCGAGCAACTGGCTGCGGACATCAAGAAGCACAATCTGGGCCTTGAGGAGATCCTCCCGGATCAACCCAAGGACTCCCCGGAGGTTAAGCAGGCCAAGGCCGAGGAGGGATCCGCGGATGAGGAGATACAGAACCCGGACCGCCCCGACTTCAAGTACAAGGTCTCCCCTCAGGGCCATGCCTATGGTCTGGATCTGGTCAACCAGTCCAACCAGGCCGAGGTAGCAGCGGTGATCATGATGGATCGGGCTGTCCAGACGGCCATCCAGAATGCCCCTCCTCCGAATATCAAGGAGCGGTCCTCTCGGGTCCTCCAAGGGGAGAAGTTCCGGGAAGCTACCAAGGGTGGCTTTGATAAGTTCACCAGCGCCTCCCAGATCGCCCTGCAGTCCAAGAACCCCGTGGTCCGGTACTTTGCCTGGGTCCTTGGGGAATCCCCCTCCAATCTGACTGGTAAGCGGCAGGCCCGGTCAGCGGCCATTGCCTCTTTCCACAACGAGCGGTACATCCTCCAGGATGCTACCCGGGGTCTCCAGGACGCCCAGGCCCTCTGGGCCAAGGAGAACGGGTACTCCACCTGGGACCGCCTGACCTCCCCTGAGGCTGCCCGGAAGTTTGACAAGGAGCTCCAGGAGTGGCTGTACAGGACCTCCGTCGGGGACGGGAAGAAGGCCATGATCCCCGATGATGCCCCGGACTCCATGGTCCAGGCCATCACGACCCTGAGGGACGCCTATGCCCGGGCCAACGAGATCGAGCATCGGTACCGCCTCCCGGGTACCCAAGCAGACCTCCCGGATCCCCTGGGCTATATGCCCCGGGTTCTGGACCCCGAGAAGATTGCCAATCTGACCGTGGACCAGAAGCGGATGGTGGTCGATGAGATCTACAAGCAGCTTATGGGCCTGGGGACATTCTCCCCCGTGGTAGCTCGGGAGACTGCAGTGCGATACCTGGACCGTGCCGAGAAGGCCCGGGGCGGTGTCTTCACTCCCCAGAAGGCCACTATCGACAATGAGGACTCTGTCCGGGTAGTCCAGGCCCTCCTGAAAGACCAGGGCTTCAAGGAAGATGAGGTTGCCCAGATGACAGGCCCCATCCTGCACCAGAAGCAATCCCACTTCTACCGGAAGCTCCGGCTGGACGAGAACAAGGACCTCGGGGATGGCATTACCCTTGGGGACCTCATGTGGACGGACCACACGGCCCTCCTGAGGCAGCATGCCCGCTCATCCGCAGGATGGGCAGCCATGGCGGAGCAGGGGATCTACGGGTATGAGGGTATGCGGGCTGTCCTGGCTGCTGCCTCCAAGGGCTCTGGGGATATGAAGGGTACCAAGGCTGAACTGGACGCCCTGTCCCAGATCATGTCCGAGGTATCCAATGTGCCTCTCAACGAAGGCCAAGGGCACTACTACTCCTCGGTCCTCCAGGGGGCTATGCAGGCTACCTCCATCCTCCGGCTGGGTGGTCTGGCTTGGACCCAGTCCGCTGAGATCCTCAACATAGCCGCCCACATCGGGGGTATGAATGCCCTGCAGGCTCTGCCCCACCTCCGGAGACTCCGTAAGGAACTCCTCCATATCGCCAAGACTGGTGACTACGGGGCGGCCAAGGGCCTCCTCGGGGATCTGGAAGAGCACCTGGGGGTAGCCTTTGGGACGGATGGGTACTTCCTGCCCAACCCCTGGGATACCGAGGGGAGATCCAGGGATATCCGGGGTTCCCAGGAGAATTCCAGGATCTTCCGGTTTCTCAATAGTGCCTCCCATGCCCAGGGCATCATGTCTGGCATGAGGGCCATCCTGGGGACCCAGCAGAGGTTTGCTGCCCACGTGACCCTGGAGCAGGCTCTTAACCGGGCTATGAAGCTGGACGCTCCGGACACCTGGATGAAGGACATTGGCTTTGATGGGGAGTACTTCAAGCAGCTTAAGGCAGTAGCCTCTGACCCCGCCATTGTTGTCCGGGATGGGTCTGGCAAGGCAGTGCAGTTCAATGCCCGTCGGGTACCCCCTGATTTCCTGGATGCCATCGGGGAACGGGTCTACCGGTCCGTTAACCAGATGATCCAGGGCTCCTTCGCTGGGGAGAAAGGGGCTTACACCCATGACTCCCTGTGGCAGGCCCTGACGCAGTTCCGGGCGTTCTCCTTCCTGGCCCTGGAGAAGCAGCTGGGCCGGCAGGTGGGGAACTACGGGTATGCCAAGGCAGCCATGATCCTGGCCACCACCATGGCAGCGGCTATGCCTATCGTGATGCTCCGGGCCCTAATCCAGTCCCTCGGGAAGGATGAAGAGGGTCGGGAGAAGTACCTGAAGGAGCGGCTCCATCCCATGGAACTGATCAAGGCTTCGGCTAACTACGTAGCCCTGGCCGGTTTCCTTCCGGACATCCTCGATGCCTTCCAGGACGTGACTGGACAGAATACCGGACCTTCGCGTAAACTCCTGGGAGACCGGATAGCTCCCTCGGTCGGCCTGATCAACGACTTGTACGAAGCCCCGCATAACTACAAGAAGGCCCTGGGGCTGATCCCGGGAGCTACCCTCCCCTTCATGATCCCCGTGATGAACGGAATCAAGACGGGGGTTGACTCACTTACTGACGAAGAGGATTGATATGGCAAGGACCGCTGCCGAGCTGGTAGCGGCCCTCGACTCCGGGGAACCCAGTAGGGTTCTCCGGACCCCCGAGGGTCGGTATACCACACAGGTACTGGACTTCTGCAAAGAGCTATGGGAGGTAGACCCTCTGGCTCAAGACCCCGGGGTCCGGGCAGCTATTGCTGCTTTACCCCACCCAAGCCACTGGGAAGATGAGGCTGCTGTACGGGCCACTATCACCCAGTGGCTTTCTGTACTTTCGGTGGCTACTAACCAGTTCACCCGGGACCCTCTGGCTTGGCGGGACAAGACCAGGCCCCCAGAGACCCACCGGGATCGCCCCTGGATTAACTCCTTTAGCTCCAAGAGCTTCCCTGACCAGATCCCCGTGCCCTTCACTATGGGGACGGAGACCTGGCATAGGGCGGGGAACACGGGCATTCGGATGGTAGCCGGGAAGGACCAGGCCTCCCTGGCTATGTACCAGCTTCCCAACGTCCGCTGGCGGGTAGCCTCCACGGTGGCCCTTGAGGACTATGGTCTTAAGGGCTTCCAGGGGTATGGCATCAGGTCTCCCTTTGTCAACAACCCAACCCACCAGCTCACCCTTGACCGGGTGTACAGTCACCTCCTGTACTGCGTCATGGATTGCCCTCCCCCGGGCTATGAACCCGCCCCCACGGCTACCTGGAAAGCTGTCCCAGGCCAGAATCCCCGGACACGCCAGAGTACCGTGATAGCCACCTGGGAGTGTGTTACCCCCGGGACCCTCGTAGATTGGTCGGGGGAGGGCCCTGCGGGGAGTATCTGGGCCCGCTCCTCTAAACCCCCGGTAGCTTACAAGAAGTATTCCAAGGGGGATCGCATTTCCTGGCGGGTACTCCCTCCCTCTGGGGGCTGGAATCAGAAGGACTTCTCTCTGAAAATCACTGCAGACGGTGCGGAGAAGATCCACTACTTCACCCTCCCGACCGCCCAATGGGAAGCTGTGGCCCGGCCCGTACTGACCCGGGCTGACCAAGGGGAAGTCCTGAAGCCCACCCTGAGGTGCACCCAGACGGGCTACATCTGGGGAGGCTGGTCCTATGGTCAGCCCACCGGATGGCAGAGAGGGCGCACTGACGTGGCGCCCGACTCAAGTACCCTGTACGAAGTAGGGGCTGAGGTTTACCTGACCTTCCAGGCCTCCCCGGTTACCCCGGATACCCTGCTTACCCCCCGGAGTGCCTCCCTTAGCGTTGAGGGGGCAGTCGCCACAGCCCAGTACCAGCCTACCCTGGCCTCCTTCCGGAATACCGTGACCTCCCGGGATGACCCTTCCCTTGGCTACCTGGGGACCTCCCTTACAGCCACCTCTGAGGGATATCTGGACAAGGATATGACCTGGAGCGTCCCCGAGGGCTGGGTAGGGGGTGTCAGGAAGGCCCTAGGTAAACGGGGAGACTGGGTGGAATCCGGGACGGTCTATGAGGTCTATGCCACCCGACCAGCTGGTGGTGATAAGTCCAAGGGAGCTACCCTGTCCCTAACCTATGGGCGCCTCTCCTCCTCCTCCACCTACCTTCCACCCTACGCCACCTGGGAGATCCATGGGGAGGCCACTAAGGATTACACCCGGTTCACCTTCCGGTGTCTGACCGAGGGTGTTACCCCCTGGGTGCGGCCCAGCTATTCCCCTGCCCTCCCCTCGGATACCACGGCTACCTTTGAGAGGGAGATGCCCCTGGGGGTCAACGGCTGGGCAGAGAAGGACTCCCTGGGGTCCGTCCGGTACGTCTTTAGCAAGCCCCTGAAGCGCACCACCACCACCACCCTAGAGTTGATTCAGCCCAATGGCACCCCTCTGGGCCCGACTGCCCAGGCTACCTTTATAGGAGAGCCCACGCTCTCCATCAAGACTGCCTTCCACTGGTTGCCTGGGGATACCCACTCAGTACAAGGGGAGATCCAAGTGGACTCCGATGGGGTTATCTCCTCCCAAGGCTGGACTCAGAACCCATCCAATGGTAGTGTTACAGTCGTGTACTACAATGCACGCGGTCAAGGCACCGCCCCCACCTTCCCCTTGACCGTCAAGAAGGGTGAGAGGTTCACAGTAGCTTGTACCTGGTTGGCCTCCCAGGAGGGTGTGGCTAAGTCCCTAGCCTATCGGCTGGACAATCAACAATGGAGCTGGACTTCATGAACGACCAACAGAAACTAGACCTCCTGGATGAGATCCTGGATAACTACCTGATCCGGGTCCATGAGAGGATTGCCAACCCTGATGCAGAGTCCAAGGACCTTGCCCTGGCCCTGTCCACCTTGGAGAAGTTTGACAGGCTAGCCATTGGGGGAGGGGCTGATGGGGCTCAAGGCCTGGGTGCTGCTGCTCTGGCTGTGAAGGCCCGGAAGGCAGCCCAGCAACGGAAGGAGCTGAATGACTGATGGCCCAAGGAAAGCGTAGGGAGGTCCGGGAGAACCCTATACAGGCCGCCCTCCGCTGGGAGCGGCAGAGGCAGGTGGCCCAGCTCTATGGGGAACAGGTTGCCGAGGATGGCACTGTTCTCCAGACCGAAAGGGAAGGACTGGTGCTCTTTGGCCATAGGGTCATGGAGCTACTGGGCTTTGAGCTAGACCCCCTACAGGAGGATATCCTGCTCTTCATGTATGAGGAGCACAGGTCCTCTATGGTCCAGGCCCAGCGAAGTCAAGCTAAGTCCACCCTGGCAGCTATCATCGCTGCCTGGGACCTGATCCAGCACCCATATCACCGGAATGCCGTGGTCATGCCTAAGGAGGACCTGGCTACCCAGGTCATCTCCATGATGATCAAGATATTCGAGACCCTACCTGAGCTGTCTGAGACCTTCCTCCCAGACCCTCGGGCAGGGGACCGCACAGGGGTTCAGGGGTGGGACATCCACCACTCCCTGAAAGGGGTGGACAAGTCCCCGTCCCTGGCCCCTATCTCCCTGATGGGTACCCTGCAATCCCGGCGGGTGGATCTGGCCATCATCGATGAAGCTGAGACTGAGAAGAATTCTCGAACAGCGGAAGCCCGAGAGGACATCCTAAAGAGGGTCCGGGACTTCGAGTCCATCTGTATGGGTCGGCTGCTCTGGCTGGGTACCCCACAGTCCATGCAGTCCATCTACTTTGACCTGGTGGACCGGGGGACTGTGGTCCGCATCTGGCCAGGCCGCTTCCCTACGGATAAGGAGATCCCTTTCTACCGGGGTTGCCTGGCTCCTTGGATTACGGACCAGATCAAGGCTGACCCCTCCCTGCAGTCCGGAGGTGGGGTGGATGGATCCCAAGGGAAGCCCACCTGTCCCTCCTACTTAGGAGAGCAAGTTCTTCAGCAGAAGGAACTGGCCATGGGTCCCGCCTGGTACCAGCTCCAGCACATGCTCAATGCCACCCTAACCGATGAGGGCAAGAAGGCCCTCCGGACCAAGGACGTCATTGTGGTTACCCAGGACAAGGAATTCCCCGTCAGGGTTGACAAGGGGATGGGACCGAGCTTTGTCCACCAGCATCTCTCCATGGGGAGGAAGTATGACCTGGCCTTGCCCTCGGCCTTCTCCGACGAACGGAAGGCCCCTGTCATCCGAGCGTATGTGGACCCTGCTGCAGGGGGTTCAGTATCTGGGGACCGCACTGCTTTCTCTGTGGTCGGCCTGGTTGCTGGTAACATAGTCCTCCTATCCTATGGCTCCTTCCCCGGGGGGTATGACAGGGAGGGCCTGTACAAGCTGGCTGAAGCCCTGTGCCCCCACAAGCCTGTCTCCATCACCATTGAGAAGAACATGGGCTATGGGGCCTTCAAGGAGGTCTTCCAGCCCATCATGCTGGAGGTCGCCGAGAAGTATGGCTTCAAGCCGGGTATTGAGGATGACCTAGCCAAGGGGCAGAAGGAGGTCAGAATCATCGAGGTTCTGACCCCTGTGTTTGCCCGGGGCTCCATGTGGGTCACGGACAAGGCCCTGGACGAAGAGGTCCGGTACCTTGAGGGAATCCCCCCAGGTAAGGCTGGCAGCTACTCCCTGTGGCACCAGATAGCCAACATCACCCGGGAACGAGGGAGCCTCTATAAGGATGACCTGCTGGACTCCCTGGCGGGAGCCGTTAACCTCTTCCGGGAGGAGCTGGCTCTGGACGCCACTAAGATGGCCCAAGCTATCCAGAAGAACGCCCACAAGCAAATGACCAAGGAGATGCTGGACTTCCTCTCGGGGAAGACCCGTTGACAACCCGCCCGTGACCGGGCACAATGAAGGCCTCTAGGGAATCCCCCTAGGGGCCTTTCTACTTGGAGCGCCAATGATCAGCTTCCATGAGTACCCAGAGTCCGCAGGCGACGGCAATGGGGCTCTCCAGTACTTCCAAGCCTGCAAGTCCTTCTTCAATGTCCAGTACCGCTGGGCAGCCAACTTTCCGGAGCAGAAACCCCATGGCTACGATGAGTTTGTCGAGTTCACCCGCAAGCATCTTGCTGCACTGGAGTCCTTCTATCCCCCGGTGGAACCCCCGAAGCCTTCCCGCAAGCGGTCGGCTGAATAAGGTCCTCCTTGGGGGCCTCCTGGGAGCCTCTATAGGCGCCCTGGCGGGCTTCGCCACCCCTCCTAAGGCCCTTCCCCCAGTAGCGGTCCAGGATTGCCTGAACGCCCGCTATGACGTGGATGCGGCCTACCGTGAATCCACCCTTGCCCGTTGCCGGGCTCAAGGAACCCCGATCAATGATCTCTAAGACCCAAGCGGCTGTCGCCGCATTGTCCATCTCGGCCACTGGCCTATCCTACATACAGGGAGCCGAGGGGCTGTCCTATGGGGTTTACCTGGACCCTGTGGGCCTCCCCACGGTGTGCTATGGGCACTTTGATCAACGCCTGAAGGTTGGCACCCGCTTCAGCGATTTCGAGTGCCTGACCTTCCTGAAGTATGACCTGAAGGCTACCGAGGATGCCATCAGGGAACTGGTAATGGTCCCCCTGACCCAAGGGCAGTATGACGCTCTGGTCTCCTTCGTGTTCAACGTAGGCCCCGAGGCCTTCAAGAAATCCGCCCTTCGCCGTAAGCTCAACCAAGGGGACTACGAGGGAGCTGCCGCTGAGTTTCCCAAGTGGGTATACGCCAAGGGCAAGAAGCTGAAGGGCCTCATCAACCGCCGGCAGAATGAGCGCCGGCTCTTCGAGGGTAAGTGATGGCCAGCTGGTCAGACTACGTCAAGAAGGCCCAGGAGGATGTCTCCAGGGGCCCCCAGAAGAACCGCCTGGCGACCGCTAAGGCCGCAGGAGCCAACAACGAAACTACGGAGCAGTCCAATGAGCAGAAGAACAGAACGCCGGCTGAGGATCCAGGCGGCCCTGATCACCGGCCTGGTATTCCCGGAGCCTACCGAGATTTCTTCAACGGCAGTCCCCGGGGCAGTAAAGAACCCCCCGCCGATCTTCTCGCCAAGCACCGAGCCGGTAACCGGTGAAGCTATGCTCAGCCAACCCGCTAACATCCAGCTGGTCCCTGAACCCCCGGTTGCTGACAACCCCTCCCTGTAAGGAGTACCCATGGCAACAGTAGTTGAGCATACCAACCCCCAGAACCAGGCCGCCCTGCGGGTAGATGCGGAAGGCCGTCTGATGGTGGTCATCAAGGGGGGTGGCGGTGGCGGTGGCGGTGGTGTAGGCCCTGCTGGCCCCCGCGGCCCAGCGGGTCCTCAGGGTCCTCAGGGTCCTCAGGGTCCTCAGGGTCCTCAGGGCGATCCCGGGCCCAAGGGCGACAAGGGGGAACAAGGCCCTGCCGGCCCCATGGGTCCCCCGGGACCTGCCGGTAGCGGCGCTGGTGGTGGCCTCTCTGAGGCCCAGGTGAAGTCCCTGATCGCCACGGCAGCCAGGACTCCCCAGATGGCCTCCCTGACTCAGCTGGGGGCCATTACCTCAGAGCACTACCGGACCCTCAGCCGGATTACTGCGGGCCCGGTAACTACCCAAGCCCCCGCTGGTTCCCTCCTGGTCCAGGGGGACACTGAGTTCAGCCGGTCGGTCAAGGCCTACTCCCTGACAGTCACCAAGACCCCTAGTGCCGATGCAGATGCCGTCACGGTGGGTTACCTGAAGTCGGAACTGGCCAAGGTAGGTGGGGGCGGCGGGGCTGCCTCGGGCCTGGTCCCCGGACAGATCATCGGGGCTCTGCAGTGGCGAGGTTGCTCCGCTGGGGCAACCAACGGCTCGGAGATCCTCCAGCCCCTGGGCACCCTCTACAACGCCAACTATGGCACGATCAAATTCGCCTGGCCGGAGCTGAAGGCTCAAGACAACTTTGTGGTCATCATCCCTCAGGCGGGTATGTACCAGTGCAAGCTGGTAGCCATGTCCCCCAGCGCCCAGCCAATCTACCTGAAGGATACCCAAGGTACCCTGGATGGCTTCGCTGGCCCCATGGTGGAGTCCGCTGCGATCCCCCTGGGCACGGGGATGTCCTTTGTATTCGGGACCAATATCCCCAACCGGCTGATCCGCCTGCCCATCCACTGCCCGGGTACCTCCCGGAAGCAAATCCCTGATATCATGGCAGTCATCTCACTGATTGCCCTGAAGAAGGACATCCCTGTAACCTGATATGCTCACCCTCCGTGCCTCCGGAGGGGACGACACAGTAGCACTGAGACAAGCCCTCCAGAAGGATTCCCATGTCCGCCTGGAGGGCTCTTTTAGTCTCAGAGACCAGGTAGACCTTGCCGGCCCCTGCCGGCTCCTGGAGGGGGCCCCTGGGGCCTCCATCACCCTGGACGGGTCTGGCACCAAGCGCTGTGGTTTCCTCTTCCGCAATCAAGCCCCTGGGTCTTCCCTGACCATCAAGGGCATCACCTTCCAAGGCCAGAACCTGGCCGACAATCAGGAGGGCTTCATCTATGGCATCTCCTGCTCGAGCCTCAGGATCGAGTACTGCTCCTTCCTTGGGGTCCTTAGGGGCCATGCCGTCTCCCTGGTGGACCAATGCAATAACTGCCACATCCTCGGCTGTCGAGTAGAAGCAGGCCCTCCCGAGGACAAGCAATCCTCGGTCTGCTTCAAGCTTCATGGGACCCTCAAGGGAGTTACCCGAGAGACCTGGCTGAAGTCCGGGACCCTCCCCGAGATTGACCCTCTTCGGAACTGCTCAGTCATCGGCTGCACCACCTCCCGGGGGTACTACGGGGTCTCCCTGTCAGCCGCCTGGGGCTGTGAGGTCAGTCACAATACCTTCGTGGGGAACAAGCGGGGAATCTCCTGCCAGGACTCCTCGCACTACAACAAGCTCCACTCCAACCTGATCACCGAGAACATCTCCTCGGGCATCCACCTGGCCTACGGCTCCTCCTGGAATGAGATCACCCGGAACACCGTGGAGTCCTCTGCAGCCCAAGGCCAAGGGGTCCTCCAAGCCTATGTGGCCTGTAAGGGGAACGTGTTCAGGGAGAACAGGATCTCGGTCTCGGGGCCCCGTTACGGGGCCTACTTCGGGATCCAGTGTGATGGGACGGTCCTCGAGGACAACCTCCTGGAAGGCTCCCCTAGCCGGGCCCTGGTAGCCGTGGAGTCCGAATGGCTATCCGCCGGGGCTGACCCCCACCACTATGGCTTCAGGGCTGAAGCCGATAACCACTTTGCCCGGGGGCATACCTTAGGGGTAACCATCCGGAACAATACCCTGGTGAACCACGGGCCTGGCTGGACCTTGCTCCTGACCGCCCACCCGGGCTACAATCTCACTGGGGTCTCCCTGGTGGGCAACAAGGCCCCCTATGAAGCCCCTGTAATCAACCGCCTGGGAACAGGCACCCTGGAGTACACCAATGTTTGAATTCCTGACCAACTACCTGAATCCCACGGGATTCGACCTGATCCTGACCCTTCTGGTAGCGGCCCTCGGCCTGACCCTCTACAAGGTCGATAAGCGGCTCACAGAGCTGACCCCGGAGGATGATAAGCCCATCATGCCAGCTGACCTGGCGAGAGCCCTGGAGGGCCTCCTGAACCGTCTGGCGCCTAGCCTGACTCCCAAGGAGGTCACCCATGTCGCCAAGTCCCTGAGTTATCACGGACGGGTTGACCTGGAAGCCCTGCTGTAATACACTTTAGCCCTGCCTCCCCAAGAGGTGGGGCTTTTTCATTTCCAAGGAGCCACCAATGGCAACAGTAGTAGTCGATTCCAACCCCTCCCTCCAGGCCTCCCTGCGGGTAGATGACGAGGGATACCTCCTGGTCTCCGTGGGCGGAGGGGGCAGCTCTGGGGCATCCCCGGCCCGGATTGAGAGGGCCGTGGATGCAGCCCTGGCTGACATGAAGGCCGCCATCTCAGCCCTGACCACCCTACCAAAGGGAGCCCAGCTGGATGCCCTCCTGGCGGCCCGTAAGCCCACCCTGAAAGCAGCCCTGGCCCAAGCCCTTAGCTGACCCTCCCGGAGAAGAGCATGACCACCAAACTCCAGAAAGGCCTCTCGGCCACCCCCAAGGATCTGACCTATCCCTGCTACGCAGAGGGGAAAATCGATGGCGTCCGCTGCCATGCCTCCCTCCTGCCCTCCGGGGAAGTCCAGTACCTCTCCTACGCCGGCAAGCCCCTGTACAACCTGAGCTTCCTGACCCCCCAGCTCCTACCCTTTATGGAGCGCTATGGGGACCTGGACATGGAAATCCTCTACAATGAGGACTTCAAGCAGACCATCCAGTATGTCCGCTCCCACACCCTCCCTAAGGGCTTCTCTGAGGCTCTCCTGACCGCCTACCTGCTGGACCTGCCTGACCACAAAGGCCCCCAGTCGGCCCGTAGGAAGGCCCTGGAAGATGCGATTGTCCGGAAGGAGTATCCCAACCTGGACCTCCCCTGGTCCTGCACCCACACCTCCCAGGAATCCCTGGAAGAGTACCTGAGGGCTATCTTCCTGAGGGGCAGGGAGGGCCTGGTGGTCAAGGATCCCGACGCCCTGTACAAGCAAGGGGGCCGTACCAAGGCCTGGCTCAAGCTGAAGCGGGCTGAGACCGAGGATGGGGTCATCCTGGCCTACAATGAGGCCGTTGACCAGAAGGGTAATCCCAAGGGCGAACTGGGCTCCCTTGTAGTCCAGCTGGAATCTGGTATCATCTGTTCTGCCTCCTCCTCCAAGCTTACCCGGGCTGAACGGGTAGCCCTCTGGCTTACCCGGGATACACTCCCCGGTCAATGGGCCGAGGTCCGGTACATGCAGGTAGCCTCTGCTGGAGGAGCCAGACATCCTGTCTTCATCCGCCTTAGGGAAGCCAAACAATGAATACCATCCGTGATGCTGTAAACCTTGAACGTGAGCTGGTATCTGAGTGCCAGCGGTACCGCGAAGATACCACCCCCCTGTCTTCCCGGGGATCCGGGTACTTCACCTTTACCCTGTACTACCACCTGGACAAAAACTGGGGCCAGCGGGTAGTTACCTACCGGGAAGCCGGGAAGGTCCTGGACGTCTGGGTCTTCCCCCGGGAATCCCTGAGGGAAGCCACCCTGAACCACTTTGAAACCCTCCAACAGGCCGTCCTGGACTACCAAGAGGCCTCCCAAGCATGATCCCCACCTACTCCCTGTCAGCCCTCAAGGGCGCCCTGGGGGTAGGCCTGATGGCCCTGTCCCTCACGGGATGGGGCCTTTTTTATGCCCAGTCCAAGAAGCTGGACCAGGCCCAGGCCTCCCTCTCCCTCCAAGCAGCCGCTATCCACCTCCTTGAAGACAAGGTAGCTTCCCTGGAGGCCTCCCTGTCCTCCTCCCAGAAGTCCTATAGGGCCTCCCAGGCCCGGGTACAGGCCCTTCAGGCCGATCTAGCCCGGAGGAAGGCCCAGGATATCAAGGCTGCCCAGGAGCGTTCCCTAGCCTGCTTCTCTGAAGCCTATGAGGCCATCCATGAAGCCCTCAAGTAACCCTTTAGCCCCCCTGGGGGCCCTCTGTGCCCTCCTAGTGTGCCTACCCTCCTGTGCCACTATAGGGGCCCCCCAGGTTAGTGGTAACCCAACAACAGACCCTCCTATCCCAGAAGGGACTTGGTGGTTCCATCAGGACCACTCCCTGAGAACCCTTGGGAAGGCCCAGGAGCCCCTCTGGAGGCTCTGTGACCAGGCCTCCTACCCCCTGCCCTACCGGGCTAACCCAGACGGCCTATCGGCCTGTATTCAGGCCCTTAAGCCCTTGTACCTCCCCTAGGACTACCCTAGGGTCGGGAGCCTGAGGGCTCCCTCCCAAGCCTCCTACCCTAACCCGGTAGGGGGGCTTTTCTTTTCTCTAGGGATTACCCCCAACCCAAGCCAAGGGGCACCACCCCCTGCCCCCAGGCTTACCCAG